TGCAGATGATAAGCGCAAGGTAAAAGAATACGAAACATATAAAGCAAAGGCTTTGGCAGAAAAAGATGCCGAGGCCTTTCGTTGGTTATTGAACGATCACAGAGGGCGTTGGTTTCTCTCTAAGCTTGCAGATGAAGGGTTTGTGCATCAACCAACATCAACAACTGATACAAACGCTATCTGTATGCGTGAGGGGCGAAGATCATTGGTTTTAGACCTACATAAGCAAATACGCACTCTAGGTATATCAGAAGAATTGTTGCTTGTCAGAGCTGATGGTGAGCGCAGAACATGGCGCAGCGATATTAAAGAAAGCTTTAGTCGAAAGGAGAAAAGTTAATATGTCAGATGATATTAAGACGAATCACAAGCTAATCTTGCAACTTCATGCAGGAGAGGGGGAAGCTGATCTTGGCAATACGGAAGAACAGCAAGAAGCGCCACCGCCAGAACCGCAGGGTGATAACCCGCCAGCAGAACCGGCAGTAGAACAGAAAGAAGCGGCTGCACCAAAAGAGGAAGAAGCTAAAAAGCCAGATGAGAAGTCAGAAGAAAAGCAGGATGATGAAGTCCCTGTTATTGACGATGAATTTGTAAAAAACAAACTGACAGAGCTTCTGGGTGATGTAAATGACGAGAACATCACAAAAGAATCTATTGAAAAGCTGCAGGCGATTGGCATTACAGATCCTGATATGGCCAGTAGAGCATTGGAATATGTCTGTTCTGCTCATGTCGAAAAGTTATCAAATGATTGCGCAGAGTGCTTGAAACACTTTGGGGCGACAGAAGATAACTTGACGCCAGAGTATACCAAGGCTATGGATGATGCGAGAATTGCTCTAAATGCTATTGACGCAAAAGTCCCTGGGTTTAAAAAAGAAATTGATCAGGCAGCGCTTGGTAGCAATTTAAGAATGGTTTTGGCGTTGCAGAAGCTGCTACCTTTTGTCGGTGATGAAAAAGGCGGTATAAATAGCAACACTGGTGTTGGTGCGCAAAAATCAGAACAAGGTTTTATGGACACTGTGTTCGCAGGATATCCTAGCGAAGCAGACCTAAAATAAAAACAAAGAAAAGGAAGGTAAAAAGAATGGCAACTATTGCAGTAAAAAATCCTACAATCAAAGACGTCATTGACGGACAATCCCCTGATGGGAAAACAGTACTTGACTTGGTTAATTTGCTTAGCCAAGAAAACCCTATCTTAGAAGATATGGTAGTTAAGGAGTGTAACCAGAATGACCAGAACAAAGAAATCGTTACAACTTCTTTGCCGCTTATTAAAAAGCGTAAGTACAACGAAGGTGTAAAAAGCTCCAAAGGAACTCGTGCACCGATTACTGACGCAACATCTATCTACACCGCACGATGCGAAGTCGATGTTGACTTGGCAGAATTGAATGGCTGTACTCGTGAATTCTTGATGCGTGAGAATGAAGTGTTCTTAGACGCAATGAGCAAAAGCGTTGCAACTGATTTGTTCTATGGAGCTCAGGACCCGGGCAACAATGGACTTGTTGGTCTTGCAGAGCGTTATAGCACTCTGACCCGCAAGAACTCTGATGGTAAGCTGCCGGAAACAGCAGACTATATCATTGATGCTGGCGGTACTGGTAACGACTTGACTTCCGTATGGTTTGTCGTATGGGGTTTAAAAACCTGCTTCACTATTTATCCTAAAGGCAGCAAAGCTGGTTTGGACGTTGAGCCAACAATCATGGGGGATGCTTATGATGAAAACGGTGATCCGTATCCGGCTCATATCACCAAGTACAAACATAAAATTGGTTTGTGTGTAAAAGACTTGCGCAGCGTAGTCCGCATTGCAAACATTGATACTGTTGCACTTGCTGCAGACCCTGACAAAGCTAAATTGATTAAATACTTCATTGATGCTTTTGTTAAGATCAAAAACAAAAATTCTGGTAAGTTAGTTATTTACTGCAATGATGCAGTTTATGCTCACTTGTGGAAAATGGCTATTGATCGTAACAATGTAGAGTTTGAAGTATCCAACGTTGAAGGTAAGCCTGTGGCAACGTTCCAAGGCTATCCGCTCAAGCGTTGTGATGCAATCTTGTCTACAGAAGCACAAGTGGTTTAAGAAGGGAGATAAAAGAATATGTTTGATGTACAAGCAATGAATGCGAATAATGTGGCTTATGCTGCAGGTGCGCTGCCTGATGTAATCGACCTTGGCGCAGACTTCTCTAATGCCATTGACCCGAATTTGAATTATGTGGTGTCTTTGTCTGAACCTGCGGGCGCTGCAGTGACTATCACTGTGAACGCTTCTGCAAAAGAGAATATGAGCAATCCAGTAGTAGTTGCAACTGTTAAGGTGGCAGAAGGCATGAAGTATGGCTTTGCACCGCTTGGAACAATCCCTGCACGTTACCTTGGCGCTACTGCGTCCGGCACGACTACTGGTAATATCGAAGCAGGCTTAGCCTATGGTGTGCGTAGTCCCCTTGGCGTAGGCATGGCGCAGGGGTGATAGTATGCTGACTAAAGTATTTGCCATCTCCACGACACAGGTTAGAAAGAATGGCAAGCCAATAACATTAACAGAAGGTAGTGTTATTGAGCTGGATTCTTCTATTGGGGACACTTATTCTAAGCGAGCCTGTAGAGTTATTGAGCAAAATAAGACTTATTCAGTTCCTGTAGAGGAATATGAAGAAGGTGAGGAAGTAGTCGAACCGAATGTTATTGACCTGGCTACTGCAAATAGAAGTGAGTTATTTGCTTTTGCGGAGGAAAATGGCATTGCGCTTCCGGCAGAGCTTCAAAAGAAGAATGTAGCAACTGAAAAACTCCGTGAAGGTATTTTGAAGGCGCTGCGAGGTTAATTATTAGGCGGGTAGTTTTACCCGCCTTCTTCTAAATATACAAATCAAATTTGCCTAGTTAGAAGAAGGAGTGATGAAAATGTATTCGATAACTGACCTTGTAAATATGGCTCTTAAACAAATCAAGGTGAGGGAGATAATTTCACTTGATGATGAAACGGTGGAAGCTAAAGGAGCAAAGCAAACTCTGCCTATAGTTTTAGAAACCTTGCTTAATAAGACTGATTGGCGGTTTGCTAAAGTTCGTAGGGTTTTGCCGAAACTGGACAAGGATAGCATCAACAAGGAGTATGCGACCGGAAAGCTTATGCATGAGAATGTCTATTTATATCCTGATGATGTTGTAAGGATCCGTAGCGTAACCAGTGGCAGAAAAGAAAACGTTGAATATGAGCTGCTGTCTGTGAAGCTTCATAACAGAGAAGCTTTTGTACCGGTGCTGGTGTCCAGAGAAGAAAGAATAGAACTTTCTTATACCAGATACTGCGATGAAGTTAATTTATGGCCAGCGATATTTCAACGTGCCTTTGTGCATTACTTTGCTTATAGCATGACGATGCATTCTGCTTTAGGAGATGCGCAGGCTACACAGTTGCAGCTTTATAACATGGCTGTTAAAGAAGCAATGGCATCCAATACCAATGAAGATAAACATAGGCTCAGGCGTGACACTGGACCTCTGAAAGCGAGGGATTGGTAATGGCGTATAGATACTTAACGCCTAACCTGACAGGGGGCGTAGCATCAAAAGATATTCTTGCTCGGGTTGATCTTGAAAAATATGCTACATTTTTAAAGCAATGTAAGAATGGCATTGTTAAACCTTATGGCGGCGTATATAAGCGTAATGGCACTATTTATATTGATGAACTGACCGACCAAGGTAACATTAGACTGTTTGCATTCAAACAGGCTGACGTAGATTATCTGCTGGAGTTTACCGACAAACATTTAACGGTGCGTCAGCAAGGGGGCGTGGTTAGCGAAGTAGACAGTCCGTTTACATCAGATGATTTGCCGAACTTGAAGGTTACTCAGTCTGCAAATACGATGTTTGTTTGTTCCGGCAGACTGCCTATTATGGAAATTCGAAATAATAACGGTACCTTTACAATCGGCAAATTGAAAATCCCTATCCCCCCTTTTGATGAATTACAGGATGGCGTGAATTTTAGTATATCTAATTCGACAGGGGATGCTACCTTATCATCTGACGTTGATTTTTTCGATGCATCTACAGAAGCTTTGGGGGTCAAAATATTACAGCGTGTAGCGACTAAGATAGAAGACGTCACTCTTAGCGGACAGCAAACTCTTGGACCAGTAACATTATATAAGGACGCTCGAATTATTATTAGTGGGGAGTGGTCTGGAAATGTTATTTGGCAATATTCTAGTTGGAGCAGTCAGTTTCAGACTATTGGAACATATACTAGCAATGGTACTATATATTCTCCTGTATCAATCAGTGCTAACTATAGAGCATTAATTACCGTCGCAACCGGACAGGTTGCAGTGAAAATGATAAGTGAAAATTATAGCGGCGGCAGCGGAGGAGAGGGTGACTAATGGTAGAAATACAAGGCACATATTCAGGTCAGAATACGAAAGAATTTTTCGTCGGCGATAGCCTAAATCTCCTCACCAAAGGAACTTGGACAGGAACTATAATACTCCAGCGAAGGGCTAAACTTTCAGATGAGTTTGTAGATTACAGAAAATATTATTCTACCAATGATTTTAACGTCAATGAAAGCTTTACAGAAGATGGTGATGGGCATTATTACCGTTTGGCTTTAGATATCAACAGCGGTTCGGCAACGGTTAGGATCACAAATTATGGCTATACAAATGAAGGGATTGCCTACATTAAAGAAGTAGTTGATTCAAAAAACGCCATAGTGGAAATACAGAAAAGCTTTGCGACAGATGCAATAGCAGAAGGGTATTATATTAGTTTGTTCTCAGCCGTAAATGGCTATCCAAAATGCGCAGATTTCTTTCAGGATAGATTGGTATTGGCAAATATAAACAGTAAGCCTAATGGTATTTGGTTTAGCAAGAGCGGTGATTACACCAATTTTGATGAAGTAATAAAAGACGGGACATTGACTGATGACAGTGCTATAAATACAAGTGTTGTCGCCCGGAATGATTATAATATCAAGAATATTATTGCAGCAAAAGACTTGTGCGTATTTACCGGCGACGATGAAAGAATCGTTAGCGATGGTGCGACGGTAACACCTACAAGTATTAATATACGCAGACAGTCTTCGTGGGGTAGCACTGATAAGCATGTTCCGTTTGTAGCAGATAATCGGGTTCTTTATATACAGAGCAATAATAAATTCTTGCGTGACTTTGGTTATACATATGAAACAGACGGCTATACCGGCAACGAATTAACGCTGTTCGTCCATGACATTATTGATTCTGAGGTCAAAGATTATTCATATGCAAAGTATCCTGAGAACCTTATTTACTTTGTGCTGGATAGTGGAAAGATGATTTGCCTGACTTACCTGGTCAATGAGAAGGTTTTTGCATGGAGCGAGTTTGTAACGGATGGGAAGATAAAACAAGTTGAAACTATCTCTGAAAATGGTGATGATGTTATTTATATTGTCGTAAGCCGTGATGGTAAAAGGTACCTTGAAAAACTTGCTTTTGATATGCTGTCAAGCAGACCTATTGATTATGTAATGTTAGACTGCAGTACAATATTTACAGATAGTGATGGGCAAGGAATTAAAATACCAAGGCTGGCTAATAAGTTGGTTTGGGTGGTTACAAGCGGCGATATGTTGAACGTAAAAGCACAGACGGCAGACGCAGAAGGGAATATCGCTATTGAGCCGGCTGAAAGCGGGGTATATGGAAAGATTATTGTCGGACTTCCTTATGAATTTGTTTTGGAGTTGCCGGCAGTACATGTCACGACCAAAGGGCGGGGTAGTTCTATCGGGACTATTAAATCAGTTACCTCTGTGACAATGGAACTTCGAGAGAGCTATTATGGTGATGTTTATGCAAGGGAAGGTCTGCGTCCGAATCCTATTTTCAGTACAGTTAGGAGGCAGCTAAGCGCATTGACACCTGAACTTCAAGTGGAACTTTATACTGGACTGGTTGAAGTACCTATATCTTCTGATTCCAATACAGAAGGCGGCATAGTGATAAAACATGACGAGCCGTATCCGTTTAAGCTACTTTCCATTGCAAGGGATGTTGATATGTCGTGATCGAGTTAAAAGACTACAGCGAAGAAATGCTGGAAGATGTGCGGTACATTTTTCATAATCTTAGACCGGACGATCAGAAAATGTTTGCTGATTCTCCTGATGTGGAAGAAAACATAAGGCTGCACATAGAAAAAAGCTGTGAGATGAAAATAGTATATATAAATGATAAGCCAGTATGTCTTTTCGGGGTAACAGAAAGATACCCTGTTTTAAAATGGCGATACATGGCTTTTCATTTTGGGACAGATGAAGTTGACCGGCACAAAAAGAGTTTTGTAAAAATAGGCCGAGAGGTTATCGAAGGATGGCTGAATAAATACGGAAATTTATATATGGCGGCCTACAGTTATTACAAAAAGTCTTTTGTTATGGCAAAAGCGTTCGGATTTAAGTTTAAATTCAATGTTCATGAGATTTATATATTTACAAAGGAAAAACCACAGGCATAAATAACCTGTGGCAAGCGAAATGATTATTGAGAATATAAGCTGTCGAACAAAGAAGTAAAACACGCCATAGGCGAAATATGAAGATAATAAAAGGGGTGATGATATGTCAGCAGTAATGGCTGTAATGCAAGGGGTAATGACGTTTGCCCAGGGGAACCAGCAGGCATCGCAGATGAAAGCACAGGCTCAGCAAGCCGAGTATCAGGCACAGGCAGAGAGGGCCAATGCCCAGATCGCAGAACGAAACAGAGAAGTAGCGGGAGCTAATGCCGCCGAGGAGTTGCGGGGCGCACGCAACAGGAAAGATTTAGTTGCCGGGCAAAATACAGCGGCTCTAGCCAGTGCTGGGTTTGAAAGTGACAGCGGTCTGGGGGCGGCTCTTGACAGAGCGAACATAGGTAGCTTTGAACAACAGACAGAGAAAATCCGGCAGAATTTATTTACAAGTGACCTTGACCTGCGGCAGGAAGTTGCTAACCGCAATCAGGCTGCAGCTGCTGCCGACGCTACGGCGAAGAACTTGCGGAGTGCTGCTAAAAACACCAGGCGTATGGCGATTCTCGGAGGAGTACTTACTACTGCGAGCGGATTACTGGGTGGCGGTGGCAAGGCAAGTAAGGGAGCTTCAAGCGGCGGGGCACAATCTTATGGCTTAGGCCCGAATGGCTATCAATGGGGAGCCAACAATCATATTGGATTCCAGACAGTCAGCAAGAATTATAAAACTGTTTATGGAAATAGTTTTTAGTATGAGGTGTTTATATGGCTAATTTAACAATAAAAAACAATTCATATGAGCCAATAGCCCTGCGGCAACAGCAGGCCAAGGTTGGATATGAAGGTGCTAAGATAGTAGACCAGAGCGGGGTTTATGCTCAGGCTGGCGAAGCGTTTAAAAAAGTAAACGCAATGGTAATAGCGAAAGAAGAATCTGATGAAGCAGAACGTGTTTTATTGGCAAGCAGTGAAGTTACTAAGCGACTTTCTGATTTAAAAATCAATATTGAATCTAATATGCAAGGCAGCAATGCTAAAAATGCTAAAGCTCTATATGAACAGAAAGCCCAAGCTATCATGGATGAAGTTTATGCAGGTAGCGGTATAAAGTATAAAACCGGAGAAAATATGTTTCGTCATAGTGCGATAAATGCAGTTGTAAAAGGTAGCCATTGGGCAGGGCAATGGGAGAACAACCAGGTCACAGAAGCCCGGAAGGTTACATATGGACTTGCGCTAGACGAGAACATAAACAATGTTATTGCTGGTTCGATGAGCCCTGAAGAAGCTTACGAATTTTCAAAAATACAAGGTAAGCACCTTTTTGCCAATCTCGCCCCAGAACAAATGGCTCTTATAGACAAAGCTCGAGCGGATAAATTTGCAAATACGCTGGTTACAGCAGCCATAGAAAGAAATGACTATGAATCTGCTCAGGCAGTGTTTGATTACTTAAAAAAAGACATGACATCAGAAAGTAGGGCTAAGCTTGATGCTGCGATTTACACTAATCAGGAATATAGCGAAAATAAATCATTGGCCACAGCTTTAGCAGATAGTGGCATTACTGACCCCGAAGGGATGAGGGTCTTTCTAGCAGATAAAGCTGGAGTTAGTAATGCTAACTTGGCTTTTAATCCAGGGGTTAGCTTCAAAGGAGCACAGGATGTAACTGTTACAGGGACGCAAGCACTTGTGGGCATACTGTCGCAGATGGGCATTGGGGATATAGTAATCACTAGCATTAATGACAGTTTAGAACTTCATGCCGGCAGTGGTGGAAAAAGAACTCACGCAGGCGGATACAAGATTGATATAGCTAGTGATGCTCTTGCGGCTATGACGCCTAAACAAAGATATGCTGTTAAAGCTCAAATAGAGAGGGCATTGCCTGGTGTAGTTGTTCTTAATGAGTATGACGAGCCTTCTGCAAACTCTACCGGCAGGCATTTTGATATTGACTTCACTGATTACAAAGGTTCTAAAGGCATTGGCATGAGTGAAATGCGAATGGATAAAATTATATCTCAAGCATCTTCAATAAGGGCTGATAGAGAACGCCAGCAAAAAGCTCAGGCAGATGCCGCATTTAGTTCTACAGTTGATACGCTTTACAATATGTACAAAAGTGGCGTTTCTTATGAAGATGCACTTGGCCAAATTAAAACAATGGTTGGAGCTAACTATAAGTTAGGTAAGAACTTTGAAACGGCTGCTAAATTTTTCTGGGGTGATGATGCTAAAACCGTAGGGCCGGGTGGAAGTGCAAAAAAGGCTTCTACTACAACTGTTACAAGGGTTAATGATATGTTATCTGATGGCAAGTTTAGCAACAGAGAAGAATACCTTGCCTTTGCGCAAGCACAGGGATTGAATCCCGACCAAATATATGAGGCTAATAAAACATATGATAAATACGAAAAAGGGGAAGGCATATTCGCTTATGATTGGAACAATGATATTAAGCGACAAATTGTAGGGGATATAGAGAATAATGCTGCGAAAGAGGCTGCATGGATAGGAGCATTGCCACTTTTGAAAGAGAGGGTCCAGCTTGAAACACAGAAAACAGGAACAGTACCACCTGTTTTTGAGGTTGTTTCATGGGGGAGAGAATATATTGCAAAGAAACCTGTTGGGACGATGGAAGCGAGAGGTACGTTCTTAAATAGCACTGAATTAGTTGAATTAAGCCAGGCTGACTATCGGCGCAGCGGAATTGATAGCGTTGTGCATATCCAAAATGCAGATGGCACTGGACAGGATCTTTATGAAGTTCATTTATCTAGTGGGACTGTTCAAGTCATGAATGCCGCTAAACTATACACTATAACGAGGTGAGGTTATGGACGCTGAAAAAATGCGACTGCTACAAACAGAGTTTGATTCAAGATATGATCCAATAACATATAATGCTATGCGTGAGCAGAAAGAGCTCAGCTTTGAGCAACGGCGTTTTGACTTCATGGATAAACAAGCAGTAAAGGACAGAGAATGGAAAGATGCAAAAGCGTTATATAATGGCTCTGTTAATCTTTTAGAACGGTCAATTGTAGGATCTTTGACAATGGCTAGGGATTATAATATCGCCACAAGACAAAAACAAAACCCTAATTACCAGCCCATGCAAGAAGGTGTAGCAATTTTAGATGACATATTGCAGTCAGATCATCTACAACCATATGCTGTTAAAGGTGACAGTCCCGCTGAACAGTATCGTTTAGATTTAATGCAAGGAGCTGGGCAATTAGGGACACAAGCAGCAGCTGCTGTTTTGGCTGGCCCTGTTGGCAGTACAGCATTAATGGGTGCTCAGATTGCAGGTAATCAGTATCTGGATTTGAGAGCAGAAGGCGTAGATGTCGAAAGGGCAGCAGGAGCAAGTATTGCTAATGCTATTATGCAAACTCCGCTTGAGCGCTTGTCGCTAAATAAGATTTTAAAAGGTGTTCCAGCAAATAGTGGGATTAAAAAGAAACTTTTGCAAATCGGCGAGAGTGCATTAACAGAAGGGTTAACCGAATTTGCCCAACAATATCCAGAAGAAATTACCAATTTAATTGCAAGGAATGAAGGCGAAACAGCACGAGAAATCGCAGCTGAATTCGATGCCAACGCAGGCGAGTACACAAAGAATGCCCTCTATGCAGCTTCGATAGGCGCTATTTTAGGTGGTGGTGCTTCGTCAATTCGAGTTGCCTTGGATAGAAACATTCATAAAACGCAGTTAGAAACACTTGATTATAGAATTGATGCTGTTTCCCAAAGTGGTGTAGAATCAGATTTTGCGGCAAGCATAATCAATGCAAATACAGGCAATGCAACTGTTTCAATTGATGGTGAGGTTCTTTATCAGTATGCGCAGACACAGAATCTAAATGAGCTTGCAGCTGAACTGGGAATAGAGGCAGGAGATATTCAAAAGGCGGCAGCGGATGGACTTGATGTAGAAATACTCCAAGGTAACTTTGAGGTTACAGCTGGTAAACGTCATGACTTTTATGAAGCAGTGCGAGATACAGTTGCCTTTGAGAGTGGGGGCACTACAGTAAATAGTGCAAAGATGCAAAGTGAAATCCAGAAACAAAGCCAAAAACTTGAAGCGTCAAACCATGAATTTGAAGTATGGAAAGATGAAAAGCTAGGGCAACTGCTGGGCGCTGGACTAAATAAGTCAGAGGCAATAAGCACAATGGCGTTTCTTGAAAGCACTGCCAGAACATATAATCCTGTTGATCCAACTCAGTATTTCAGAGATCACCCTTTGGAAGTAAAGAGAGTTGTTAGTACCCCGAACGGCAGATACTTACAGAACAAAAGTGCTAGTGAGAAACTGCTTGAGGACGAAAACAATTTTTCCAGTATTGTTGATGAATATGTTTCTGGAGAAATAAGCGACACAAAAACTTACAACGTAATGACTACACCGCTTGCACTAGAACTTGCAGGCGGTAAAATTTTGCCTGTAACTATTGATGGGAGCAAAATAAAGCATATTTTTGATGGGCACTCTGACGGGATGACACCAGAACTGTTGAAACAAATTCCTCGTGCAATGGCCGATCCAATGATGATATTGGATTCTTATGCCGGTCGTAAGATTGTAGTGCTTGATTTAAAGGATAATCAGGGGTCTACTATTATTGTTCCTTTAGAACTTGACGTAGAACGTAGTTGGTATAAAGTTAATGCGATTGCGAGTGCTTATGGTAAAGGTGGAGAAAGTGGTACAGATTATAACTGGTTTATAGAACACAATCTAAAAAAAGGTAGAGTAGCATATGTAAATAAAGAAAAGACTGCCAAGTGGCTACCTTCTCCTAGCAGCGATTCCGCTAGCAGAATAACCGACCTTGACAGTCTTCTTAATAATAGTATACCAGATGAAAATGCGCTACGCAAGAGACGTGAAGAAATGCAGGGATACTACCAGACAGCTTTTCACGGAAGCCCGCATAAATTTGAAAAGTTTGATTTGGGTGCTATTGGTACGGGAACAGGCGTACAGGCGCATGGCTGGGGATTGTATTTTGCTTTCAGTAAAAATACCGCTAAGCGGTACAGGGATAGATTGAAGGGAAGTCGTGATGCATATACCGATGAAGGATCTCTGGTAGAAGTTGATATCCCTGAAAATGATGTATTACTTGATGAAGGAAAAGCTATTGAAAAACAACCGCCTAAAGTGCGTGCGATTATCGAAACTGAATTAGAAAGAATTGGCGGTAGCGCGTCTAATGGAAAAAGTTTTTATAAAGAAATAATATTTGAAATGCAAAGGATGGGAGCAGAAAACCCTGCCAGAGCAGCATCTGAACATTTAAATAAATTAGGCATAAAAGGCATTAAATATGTTGGAATGGTAGACGGAGAATCATATGTTATTTTTGACGATCAGGCAATAAAGATAATCAACAGTTACAATCAGAAAGTCAACAACGACAAAAAAGGCTCTATCTCTTGGGATGCAGAAGGCAAAGCAATTATAAACCTTTTTGAAGGTTCTGACCCCAGTACAGTAATTCATGAAGCAATCGGGCATTACTTTACAGAAAATCTCATGAAATACAGTGAGCTTCCTACAGCTACAGAACAGATGCGCAAAGACCGGCAGATCATGCTTGAGTATGCCGAGATAACCGAGAGCGAGTGGAACGAACTTAACAAGCCACATTCTCAACTTACCGAAGCCCAGATGGAAAAGAAAACAGCAGTGCATGAGCGTTGGGCTACAGCGGCAGAGCAATATATGATGCTGGGCAAAGCACCAAGTCCAGAATTGCGCGGGGCAATGAAGCGCTTTAAAGATTGGCTTTTAAACATCTACAAAACGGTTGATGAATTTGTTAAAAACCATAAATACGCAGTGGCGATTACTCCAGAGGTAAAGGCAGTATTTGACAGAATGCTTGCAAGCAGAGATGCCATAGAATCAATGGAACGTGTTGACGGTTATTTTGCTAAGATTCCTGACGTTATTACTGATAATATGAGCGAAGCGTCTAAGAAGCGGCTGCAAGATGTGATACTCAAAGCGCATGATAAGGCTGTTTCTTTGCTAACAAAAGAAAGTCTTGCTAACTTTACTGGTGAAAGAAAGCAGAAAATCGAAGAATACCGGGCAGAGGTTTTACCTGGAGTTAGGGAAGATTTAAGCCGGCAGCCGCTATACATGGCAGAACAAATGCTAGTCGAAGATTTTTCAAAACATAAGACTGGTAAAGCAGTTGGCAGGTATTACAATTCTTTGATTGCTAGAACACTGGACATTGAGGCAAAGCCGCTTACAGAAGCAGAAACACTTGAGGTAATGCAATTTGATACTATTGCAGAATTCAATGGATTCAAGAGCGGCGATGAGCTGGCGCAGGCATTATTAAGTGAACCATCTCTGAATCAGGCTGTAACAGAAAAAGCAAATGTGCTTGTTAATGAGCGATTCCCAGATATAATGGCTGAAAGAAAATCTGCAGAAGAAGCAGCAAGGGAAGCTTTATACAACGATGACAGTGGCCTTGTAATTGGCGTAGAGTACCAAATAATTGAAGATGCAGCTGCTGGTATTCTAGGACAGCAAAGAAGCACAGAAGCGATGTTATCACTCGCAAGAGCCAGAAGGCAGCAGGCGAGAGCTGCAGCTAAAGCTGAACTTGCCAGCATGAAGATGCAAGATGCAATTAATGTTCGCCGGTATATGGCCGCTGAACGGAAGGCGTTTGCTAAGTCTATTGAATATGCTGCGAAAAAAGATTTTCCAAAAGCTGCAGAGTACAAAAGGCAGCAGGCATTAAATAATGCATTGGTGCAAGAAAGCGCAGCTTTGAAAGCAAAACATGATACATGGAAACGTTATATCACGAGGCAGTTGAAAGCTAAAAAAGAAACATGGGGAACAGACCAACATTTTGTTCAAGCAGGAGCTTTGTTTGCTCGAATGGGATTACCCAAGCGGGGTTATGATCCGATGATGCGGACACAGACCCTTGCAGAGTATGTAGTTGAAATTAATACAGAAAGGGACGGCAATGCAGGAATTGCTTCTTGGCTTCTTGATGAATCTGTTGATCTCACCAACCCCTTAAAAACGCTGAATCCATATCAGTTTGAAGATGTTATTGATGCACTGAAAAACATTAAAGCTATTGGAAGATATGAAAATCAAGCTAGAATCGCAGACAGAGAAGAAACGCTTGCAGACTTAAAATCTAAAGTTTTAGATGCTACAAGTAAAATGAAAACTCGCTGGGAAGGTGGCCCTAATTCAAACAACAAGACTTCTGCCATTGCAGATTACTTTATTGAAATGACCAGTGCAGACAACTTCTTTGAAGAAGCTGACGGTTGGACACAAGGGAAATTTAGCGAAGTGTTTGCTGACGGTATTCAGGCAGCGGCAAATAAAGAAAGCCGGTACCTTTTTGAATATGAAAAAGCAATGTCCGATGCCATTTTGGAATTGGCTCCGACAAGGCAGGAGCGCAACGCCTTAGCGAGAGAATCATGGAATGAAGAATTGCAGGCCAATGTAACAAGATATAACTTGATTAAGATGCTTGCATATATGGGTACGGAAAGCAGTAGTAATAAGCTGTGTTCTACTGCTGATACAAGTACATACAAAGAATTTTTCAGTAATTCTTCTTTGTGGGTTGAAGGCGACCCCCAGCAGACCAGGGATAACTTGATTGAATTTCTAGGCAGGACGCTTACAGAAGCAGAGGTCAAATACACTCAAAAACTTGTCGATGCAAGTGGTAAGGCGTGGAATGAACTTGTTGAAGTTGAGCGAAGGACTAAAGGATTTGCCCCGCAAAAAGAAGAAGCCACACCAATATTATTAACGCTTGCAAACGGCAAGAAGGTAGCGTTTGCTGGTGGGTATTTACCATTAGTAAGATATTCTGATTCAGGTAGCAAGCCAATGTCTACGAACATTGTTACGCCTACAGATGGCTTTGTTCCGACAAATAATATTCGGACAATGAGCACAGTAGCAGGTTCAACAAAATCTCGTGACAATAGTGTTTATCCGCTTGATTTGCGCCCTGGTGCTGAAAGTTGGAATATAAGAGAAACAATCCATGATGTAGCATTTAGGGAAACTATTGATACATACAGGAAGTTGCTATCAGACAGCGAGGTTTATTCACAGCTCAAGCGCAAATTCGGCGTCAAAAGATTTAAAGTTTTATTGCAGTATGTAGAGAATGCAGCAAGGACAAATGACGGAGCAACAGAGGATATTACATCAACATTAAAGATTGTTAATTTGATGCGCCGCAAGTTGACTAACACTGTTATTCTCGGCAACCTAAAAATCTTGTCGCAGAATTATGGCAATCCAATGTTATACGGCAACAATGTAGAGGGCTTCGGGCACTCTGATGTTATTGGTGCATATGCGAAATTCTATAAAAATATCAATAGACAAGGTTGGTGGAGAGAGCAAACAGAATTTGCTTATCAAAAGTCAGCATGGATGCGTGAAAGGTCACAAAGCCCTGACTATACTCTTACTGTACTTCGAGAGGAACAAGGGCAGAAGGAAGGTTTTGCGAAGTTTGTTAATGATGTAAGTGTAGAGGCTATGGTTTTCACTGATAACATGACGGCCTTGCCGGTTTGGATTGAGGCCTATCATAAGAAAATAAATTCAGGAGCCAGCGAAGATATTGCAGTAAGATATGCTGACACTGTTGTCCGCAGAGGATTAGGGGCAACACGCCGTTATGATGTTGCGCCAGTTATGCGTGGCGGTCCGTGGGCAAAACTCTTTACAATGTTCCAAAGCTTTGCGAATGCACGTTATAACGAGGCTAGGCGAGAAGTTGGTATTGCACAGAGCCTATGGAGTAAGGGAGATAAGGAGAAAGCATTCAAGCGAGCACTCTCATACCTTATTGCAAAATACTTTGCGTTCACATTGATAAGCACAGCATTAGCCTTTGAAGATCCATTTGAAGAAGATGATAGAGATGGATACTTGAATTGGTTTAAAGAACTTCTTACTTATCCGACTACAATGCTTGGCCCTGTAGGTGGAGCTGCAAGTGCAATGATTTCGACAATGACAGGTATGTCAATGTATGGATACAGGCTCACACCAATTCAAAGCGTTCCGGAACAGGTACTTAGAATGGGTAGCAAGGTAAGATCAGTTGCAGAGGGCAAAGCTGATTCGGAAGAACTTATTGAACCAGCTGCAGGGCTTCTTGGACTTTATTTTGAAGTACCAAACCAGGTTAATAAGATAGTCTTTAATGCCTATGATATTTTACATAACGACATGACCCCGCGCCTGAGTGATGTTATAAGGCGTCGTCCAAAGAAAGAGCGTGGCGAATAAAAATAACCCCCTCGAAATTGAGGGGGTTAAAAACTATCAACAACTAATCCGCAAGGGACGAAGATTCATTTGGAATGAATACCCCATGTTGGATAAATCATTGAGGGTTTATTCTTCTTGTAGGGGATCTTCTCCATATTCGTTTGGACCAATAATGCCCTGTTTGAATAATAGATACAACAAAAATAAAATGTAAACCAATGAAATTTTTGCTGAAATAAACATCGCTACTGTCCATTTACCACTTCGCCCAATATCGTGGAAGCGTCTATTTATGTTAGCATATAAAAACCAAACTCCGCCCCACAGAACAGCTATTAATGGTATATAGAAAAAGAAATTTATTTTATCATATGTATGAGTGCTGATAGGTTCATAAAAAAACCAAATAACAGCTAAAACAACAATGTATA